TCTTCTGATCAAACCGATGGAGCATCCGCAGGTGGTGGACATTGAAAACTCCCTGAAAGAGTTCTACCGCATCCTCGACTGCGACTGCATCACAGCCACGTACCCGTGGGAAGAACGCGCTGCCCTGGTCACCGATGACAATGGGCTGTTCACCGAGAAGTCATTCAGCAGATACATCCCGGAGCTGGAGCAGCCCATCAAGGGAAACTTCTTCATTTGCGGACTGGGCGAAGAAGATTTTGCAGAGCTGCCACAGGACCTGATTCAGAAATTTAGGGAACGCTTCTGGGTGCCGGAGGCATTCGTCAGAATGTTCGGGCAGATGGCGGTTATCCAGATGGATGACGGAACGAAGCCGGAATAAGATACCGCAATCAGAAAAAAGACCCTCTCGGCCAGAAAAGACTGGGAGGGCTTGGTTTAACAGGAGGAACCTATGGGACACAGGAAGATGCCGGCTTATGGCGAGAGGGAACACGGCGGCAGATACATTCTGGATGAATACGAATGGTCAAGAAACCACTGCAAGGCGGTGACCATCCGCAGATGGAAAAGGGATCTGAAAAAGAAAGCCAGAGCGCATAACCGCAGGGTGATGAATCAGGCAATGCAGGGCGAGGCCGATTAAACGGAAAATGGGGGCCTCAAAAGAATGAGAACCCCCTTCCAGTTTACTGTATATTACCTCTGGTAAGCAACAATAGCAAGCAAAACCGCCGTCATAATGTACACAAACATCTGGCAGCGGTTTTGTGTATCCGGACAAACGAAAGCAGAGGATACGAGGAACAGCCCCAGTTTCTGCTGGGGAGTCCCTTGGGGGATTCCTTAGAAGAAATCCCTCATGCTCATGCCGACCTCGTTGAGCTGTTCCTCCATGCTGCGGTAGTGCCATTCCTCTTCCTCGGTTTCTTCTTCCTCAAGTTCCTCTGGGAAGGGGTCGTGCTTCCAGCCGCCTTTCTGGTATTCTTCTTCGCGGATGTCGTTGCGGTCGTAAATGTCCAGCTCGTATTCTTCTTCAAGCTCTGCGATGCGCTCCTCGATGATGTTTTCGATTTCGGTAATGGTCTTTTTCATGGTCTGTATCCTCCGTTTTCGTTTGGTTTCCTTTGCTTTCGTTGTGTGTATAATGCCGCAGAAACACATATTTATCAAGCGAATTCGGAGGTATATATGTACCAAACATTAGAGGGTAAAATCGTTGATAATATGACGGTTTATGGCCTTGCTATTATCCGCAACTGACGGTAACATACAGCTACCAAAACGAAAGGGGGGACAGCCAAATGGCAGACTGGAGAACATGGAAAAAGGGAAGGAAGACCACATGGAGGTGGGACGACTTCGATGGCAGCGGAAGCTGCGAGGGCATCATCACCGAGGTCGCTAAAGATCATGCGATTATGGAAGCGGACGGGATGCACCTTTGGATCGATGATAGCACGGCAGAGATGTTCAGCTAAAAAACCGGGGAGGGAAGCCTCCCCTGAAATAAAAAGAATGGAGTGTTAAAAATGAACACGGACAAAAGTTGGAACAAGAATCGCCTTGATGAATTGGCGGCGGATTTCAATAGCGTTGAATCCCGTCGTAAGCTCATGCAGGAATTTGGAGATTATCCGGATGCTCTGTGGGGTGAAAATGAAAATGCGGAGAAGGTCATGCTCAGCATCTGCAAGGATGGCATCACCGCGCGTGTGTTCCAGAAAAATCAATGGGTGCGCGTCAACGAGTACGATGCCAACGGGTATATGACCGGCGAGACCTATGAGGACCGCTGGGCGGAACGGCCAAAGACTGATGCGGCAGAATCGGACGAAGAACTGGAACTTTCGGATGAGCAGACAGCCCGTAACGATGAAGTCTACAATGCTGCTTATGATTTTTGCAAAATCATGGCCGAGGATGAAAATCTTGAGTGGAATATGGAGATTCTTGGACAGCTGGCTGATTTCGCAGCAGACCTCCTGACAGGCCACGGAAGCAAGGTGCGGTTTCCATCGGTGGTAACTGAGCCGGATGGTAACCAGCACATCGAAGAATTCTACGGGGAGGAAGGCTAACACATTTGCCCGAAGATAAGGCAGGATGATTGTGTACATTAGCCGCTTGCTATGATTCGCATAAGACGGTAACATACAGCTACCAAAACGAAGGAGGACAAACACATGACTTACACAAAAATCAATCTTTATCTGGACAATGGAATCCCGGAGGCACTCAGCAACCTTTGGTACGGCACGGACAGTTCGGTGGTGGAGATCAGGGATGCGGTGGAAGATGCCAAAAACGGTAAAGACCTGCTGGACCGCATTCAGAAGATGAAACTCCTGCGGAGGTTCACCCTCGACAGGGAAAACGAGAAGCGGGTGCGGCTGAAAGCCATTGACTTCTGCGGCAATATCAGCTATCTCGAAATCATCCGGTAAAGGCAAGATCGACAGGCGCAAGGGGCTGGAATCGACCAGCCTTTTGCTCGTGTTGGTCTTCCGAAAGATGACATGAAAAGCACATAAATATGACAATTACAGGGCTTGATGATCGTGTAGTTTAGCCGCTTGATAGTGTCCCAGAGTGACGGTAATATACAGTCACCGAAAGGGGAAAACAACAAAAACGGAGGATACGACAATGACGAAGAACGAAGAACGCATCAATAAACTTTTCAAGGAACTGGTACCGGAGACGGGCAAGGCAGACAGCCTCGCAGGGGAGCTGGTAAGGGCAATGAGCCGCATCGGATATCGCTTTTACAACGATGGCGACCAGCTGGGCATCGGCTACGGCAAGGAAACCTGCAACCCTGCAGGGCGGTTCCTTGGAGCCAAGGGCAACGACAAAATCGCAAAGCTGACTGCAGATGCATGGGCAGTCTACAGCGAGGAAGCCTACGAAAAGGTCCTGGACATCCTTTGCGGAGCGGTTGCCGACTATGTCGAGCAGAACCCAGACCTTAGAAACCAGCCGACTGAAGATATGTGGGACTTCAAGGATGAGGAAGAAGACCAGGATGACAGCTGGGATGAGGAGGAAGATGACTGGGACGAAGAGGAAGATTACGAGGACGAAGAAGACTACTAAGCCAGATACACACACGGGGCTTGCCGGAAACAGCGGCCCTTTTCTTCTGCCGTAATACGCACAGTTCCGGGTGGCTATCTTTGTGTAGTATAGCCGCTTGATAGTGTGTGATATAGACGGTAATATGCACATACCGAAACGGAAAACCAAGAAAAACGGAGGAAACCACCATGAAGAAGAACATCACCAAGGAAGAGGAAAAAGCCCTGCTGGAGATCGCCAAGCGCCTGATGGCCACGGTAGACAGCCGGGGCGACCTCGAAGCCCGCGACAATGACAGCGAGGACTTCATTGAAGTTCCGGTCTGGGGCATCCAGAAAGCAATGGAGGAAGCCTACCTGCTGGGACGGATGACCAGATAAACCAGCAGCCCCCGACACAGCCCCACACAGGGGCTTGTGCCACGGGTGGCAAAACGATCCGAATGAACCGACAACGCCCCAGACAGGGGCAGATGTGGCGGCGTGGATGCGCCAGGAGGAGAAGCACATGGAAGAACGGATGATGGATGTCATCGTGGAAATCTACAATCACATGGATGACAGCGATAAGGATGCCTTTACGCTGGAGGATGCCGAGGATATGGTGGAAGACCAGATCAGGATGGATAAGGAAGCCGGACGGGAGCCGCTGGCATATGACCCGCAGTTCTTCTACGATACCATTGTGGAACTCATGGAGCAGGATGCAGAGTGATGTACATTCTGCTTGGTATTCCAGACGGAAGATCGTGTACTTTAGCCACTTGCTATCCTCTGCACCTGACGGTAATATGCACATACCGAAAGGGAAAAGCCCCAAGGAAAAAACGAAAACACGGAGGAATTCACCATGAAAAAGCATTTGATCGACTTCCCGGAAAACAACATCAGCATCGAGAGCTTCTACGACCGACTCAGACCTTGCTACGACAGCATCATGCAGTTCGGTGATAGGGTTCTGGTTGCCCAGATGAACTGGAACGGCATGCTGGAAGGAGCGGTATACGGCTTTGTGGAAGATCCGGAGGAAGGCTGGTCACCGATTGAGTGCCGGCTGGAACTTCTGAAGATTTCCGATGAGACCTACACGGATGCCGGTCACGCAATCGAGTGGTGCCTCAGGAACGCACACTGAAAAAGGGCAGAGCTCCTTCGGGGGCTTTTGCTCGTAGTGGCGGATTCTTCCAGTGTGGAAATACACATAAATCCGACAAAAAGAGGTGTGTATGATCGTGCAGCATAGCCGCTTGATAGTATCCGGCAGTGACGGTAATATACAGTCACAACGAAGGGGAAAGCCCTACGGAAAACAAAACACACGGAGGATACAGACCATGACGAACAAAGCAAAAACCTACCTTAAGAACATTCAGGGAGCCGACACCGAGAAGAAGCTGATCGGCATTGAGATCGCCTTCAAGCAGGATATGACCCTCAGCTGCAGCGACCTCGGAAGCCTTTGCAGGGCAGCAGAGGACAGGCGGTATAGCCTGCGGAACAACGAGGAGACGCTGAAGCTGAAGCAGATCCTTTTCTTCCGGACGAAAGCGGAGATGGATGCCTACCACGACATGAGCCGCAAGCCGGAAGACTGGACAGCAACGGAGATCGAGCAGCAAAGAAGCCGCTTCTGCAGCGTCTGGCAGGTCATCGAGGAAGCGGAGCTGGTTGATGAATACGAGGCTTGGAAGGAAGCCAACCCCAACGCATAACAGCACCCAAAAGGCACACGCCCCGAAAAGGGGCTGTGCCTCGTATCCGATGTGTTTTATATAAAGTTGCCGAAATGGGAAACTATTTGCTATTCATACGGAAAAGTTTTCTGTTTGGGAAAATGCTATTACAAGGACTTCTTCAGAGGTCCTTTTTCTTTACCCATTTTTGCAGAAGGGAGGAGATGCCAATGGCTACCAGAGGCAGAAAACCAAAGCCGACCGCCATGAAGGAGTTGGAAGGCAATCCGGGCAAGCATCCGCTGAATACCAGCGAACCGAAGCCCAACAAGAAAGCGCCGGCCTGTCCGAAGTGGTTGGAGCCGGAAGCAAAGAAAGAATGGCGCAGACTGGCCAAACAGATGGAAGCCATCGGCATCCTGACCGAAGTGGATATGGCTGCCTTTGCCGGTTACTGTCAGGCCTATGCCCGATGGAAAGAGGCTGAGGAGTTCATCACCCAGCATGGCACCATCGTCAAGACCCCATCTGGGTACTGGCAGCAAGTGCCGCAGGTATCTATCGCCCAGACCTATCTGAAGATCATGAACAAGTTTGCAGAGCAGTTCGGTCTGACCCCGTCCTCCCGAAGCCGGATCATTGCTTCGGACGGTGGTCCTGCGGATGCAGCCGATGAGATGGAAAATCTGCTGGGAGGAGGTGGAAGCTGATGGCAGAGTGCAGACCGAAAAACTATCCGAAACTGAAGGACTATAAGCCCAGCCGATTCATGCTTCCGACCTGTCACTACGATGCGGCCAAGGCTGACCGGGCAGTGACTTTTATCGAAAACCTGCGCCATACCAAAGGCAAGTGGGCAGGCAAGCGGTTCTGGCTGCTTCCGTGGCAGGAGCAGATCATCCGGGATGTGTTTGGCATTGTGGACGAGCGTGGCAACCGTCAGTTTCGCACGGCTTATGTCGAAATCGGTAAGAAGAACGGCAAATCCGAGCTTGCCGCTGCGGTAGCCTTGTATCTGCTTTTTGCCGATAACGAGCCGTCTGCCGAAGTCTATGGCGCTGCAGCTGACCGTCAGCAGGCATCAATCGTTTTTGATGTTGCCCATCAGATGGTACAGATGACTCCGGCACTTTTGAAACGGTGCAAGATCATGGCAGCCACCAAGCGCATTGTGAACTATGGGAACGCAGGATTTTATCAAGTCCTGTCTGCGGAAGTCGGTACGAAGCACGGCTTGAACGTGTCGGGTCTGGTGCTGGATGAGGTTCATGCCCAGCCAAACCGAAAACTCTACGATGT